GTTGCTATCGTCATTGAAGGCCAGGATCCAACGCCCTGCGTTATTCGTGCCCTGCCACTTCTGCCCAATGGTTGAATTGATATTGTCCTGCTCCTCCTGCGGTGGTATGCCGTTATTGAAGTTGATGATCATGGACGGAGCCAGGCCGTTCTTGATGTTGTTGATGTGGTAGTTCGCTACCTCTTCCTCCAATTCCGCATACGGAAGGGCTGCCATGTAACGGGGTGGGGAGTAGTAGTAGGATCCTGCTGCATACGGGCGGTAGAAATAAATCTCACGCTTCTCGGTGGTCATTCCAAACGCCCCGATGCGGGTCACTTGATTGCGGTTGCGGATCTTCTGCCAATCCCATGCGTAGTAGTAGGCATTGATTTTGCCCTCCTCATCGCACTTCTCGGCACGCAAGGTCTGCACGGGCATGTGAGTGATCTCCGCAATGGCTGACTTGTCAGCATTCCACAACACCTGCAAAGCCCCGTTGCCCAGCCAATACACGTCATTCGCAAAGCGGTACACGTCCTCCTCACTCAATAGCCGCTTCATCTCCAGGTATGCCGTTGGGTTGGCTGCTGAATTTGATGCGTCCAGGCCTTTGCCGTAGATCATGTCGGCAATACCCGTGATCACTGCATTGTTGGTAGCCGATCCGACCCTGCGGTCAATGAGATATTGGTAGTAATTGTTGTCCTCCCCGTATTCCACCCAATCTAGGCGGGGGTTCTCCACGATTGCAGGCGCAACGTAGGAGGCGAACTCAACCATTTTGATATTGTTACTGGCCATAAATTTTGAATGTATTGTCCATCGTTTCCTGCACCGTATCTAGAACGGGTTGGTAGGTGCTGATTGTTTCCCCTTGCGGTAGCATAATGAAGCGGTCACTGCATAGGATCTTGCTATTCACGAACTGCCCCGTCACTAGGGTTTGCTCTGCCAGTCGCACCATGTACGGCACCTCGGCCTCCAACCCTACCGATGAGTAAGTAAAGGTAAACTCACGGGTGTCTGCGTCAAATGTAGGGGAGGTCACGTTGTAGGTGGTGATGGTTCTGCCGTCTTTGGAGTACAAAACCATCTGTACCCGCCACGCAGTTCCGTAGCTTGTCAGCTTATCATTGCCGTTTTGCCAGTCCCGAACGGGTAAAGTCACCACGTTGTTGGTCTCAAATGATAGGAAAGTCATGCGTATATAACCACCAACTGACACATGTGCGGTTATTAAAAACAAAAAAGCCACCCGAAGGTGGCCTCTTTGCTCGTGTGTGTTATGATCAAGAACCCACCACGATAGTCGGCTTCGTGCCGAGCAATCCTGCGAACGGGTTGTTTGCAACAGCTCCCAACAAGAAGTTGGCAGGCACCCGCTCGTTGGCCGTCAACGTGATGTTGTAACCCGTCAAGTCACCGAATGCGGATCCAGTCACGATGCTTCCGCCCGTAACCTCGGAGCCATGCTCCAGACCCATCACCCATGCGTTGCCGTTGTTATCTTCAACAACTACCACGGGCTTTGCCCAGGCCAGCAATTTCACCTCCTTGTGGGTGTCAGCGTCTTGCTTTTTCAGCACCACGTTCAACACTTGCTCAAAGAAGGTCGTGCCATTGTCACGGCTGGAGTTGATATTCTGCTCGAAGTTGCTCGTACCCTTCAAATCGTATTTGTAGGCGGAGGTGGCCGTAGTGGCCAACTGATCCAATACGTCCGTGTCAGCGGTGTCGTAGGAGATTTGTGCCAGGTCAAGCGAGTTGATGAAGTAGATTGCGTTCAATCCACCTACCTGGTCTTTGCACGGCTCAATACGGCCGAGTGTTAATGAACATGCCATGATTTTATTTTTTTAAGTAGTCCTTGTTTAATTTAGTTTTCAAGCGGTGACAATTTGCGCAAAGGGTTTGAAGATTGGCGAGGTCGTTATTCTTTCTGTTTCCATCTATGTGATCCACATCCAACTGACAACTGTGAACTGGAACGAATCCGCACAACTCGCATTTGTCTTTTTTATGTGGCCTATAAACCGCAGGCAGCTGCGTTGCTCTGAACTTGACCAATCGAATCTTGTCCTTGCAATACCTGCTGCACCATCTCTTTTGCCTCTTTTTTAATTCCTTTCCGCAGCAAAAACACAAAAGGGGAGACGAGGGTGCGCTACCCAAGTCCCCCCCTTGCGTCACTTTGTATCGCTAATTAGGCGTAGTAAACCAAATCAGCACCAACTCCGAACTGAACACCAGCAGTGAAGCGCATGATGAAGCGAACGTTCTTTGATCCGTCCAAATCGCCCATGTCAAGTACCTTCACCTCGTTGTGGTCAGCCAACAAGCCAGTACCGAAGTACAAGTTTGATTTTTGGCCAGCAACCATTTTGTTGGTACCCAAGCCAGGGGCGTGGAAAATCTTAACGCCCTCGAACATCAGCTCTTGGTTGTTGAACCAAGTAGATCCTTTTGCGTCAATACCCGCAGCACCCAAGCCAGAAGCTCCGAAGCCACCCAAGGCACGAACGTAGGCCTTCAATACGTTGGTTGGAACGAAGATGTGCAGATCTTCCTTGCCGAACAACTGGGCAGGGATAGCATCTACAACCTTGCCCATCTCGGTCAATACGTTAGCAGCAGTTACACCGCCAGTTGCAGCAGTTACGTCAACCACGGTGCTATCAGCAGCAAGCAATGCCTGGAATCCGTTGAACTCACCTGCGTTGGCAGTAGCTCCAGTCCAGATCTTTTGCTCGACCCACTCGGCTACCTTGCCAGCGTTGTAGCCAACGAAGTAGTCAACGAAGTTCTTGGGCAATACGTCAAAAGCGGAGTAGCCCATTTGGATGGCTTCCCAGTCGCTTTCAAAGTCGCTCTTGCACAATTCCAAGTTAACCTGCAAGAACTCGGGCTGCAAGATGCGCTCGGTCAAGGTCAAGGTGGAGGTGTCGGTGAAGTCGCAAGTTTGGTCTTTAACGATTCCGTCAAGCTCAACACGCTTGATGACTTCCTTGAATTTTACGTTTGGCTTGATGGTAACACCACCTTTTGCCAAGGTTTCGCCTGAAAATAAGGCAGCAGAGATGTATTTCCCTGCAAATTCACCAGCGTACGTGGTGGTAATTGAAGTGCTAGTAGGCATTTCTTATTGGGTTTTTTAATTGAACAATTTGTTGAACACACGATCTGCCGTAGTGGCTGAACGCTTCGCACTGATTTGGAATTTCAGTTCGGGCTTGACCTCCACGGGAGCAGCCACGATGGGCTTCTCTGCGGCCATAACCACCTCTTTCACTTCCTCCTCTTTTACCTCGGCTTCCTGGGCAGCCATTTCTTCTTTTTTGCCCATTTCCGCTTTCATCATTTCAACCTCATCTTTTAGAGATTGAATCATCGCCATAACCTCGGGCATGGTTGGCTCGGCAGCAGCAGCTTCCACCTCAATGGTGACTTCTTGCTTCTCCTCCTCCTCAACCATTTCCTTGATTTCAGCGATCACGCCTTCTTCCGTCACGACCAAGATGCGTCCGTCCTCCATGGGGTACTCACCCACGGGTACGGCTACTTTCTCGCCTTCGCTTCCGATCAGGAAGATGTTTTGCCCTGCCTCCAATACCTCGGCCTCAACCATGGTACCATCAGCCAGTTTCGCACTTGCCAATTCAACCACTTCTGGCTGGATGGCGAGTTCGATCTTCTTGAAAATGTCTGTCAAATTCATGCGTATATAATTGTTTTGGGTTAGTTCTGGGTATTTTTACCTCCAATGAAGCCGATGCCCTGGGCTTGCATGTCCATCGGATCGCAGCATTTACGTGAGTAGGTCTTGCCGTCTTTGCACAGACACGCCCGTCTGGAGTTCTGTGGTACGGGTGGTTTAGGGTTATTTTTCATTTTCCTTCAATTTAGATTCTGCCCAACGCTTTCCAGCCAGTCCACCCCAAAGGAGATAGGAGATGGTACCACATGCGCTGCTATCGCTTTCATCGTAGTATTCCTCGGCTCGTGCTAGGTACGATGCCATGCGCTTGATGGTCTCCATGCTCAATGCCTGGCCGCTTGCTAACTGCTGCGCACGTACCTTACCCACCTGGGTGGCGCACTTGTTGCCACCCTTCTCATTCAACTCAATGCCCCGCTTTGCATTGTTGCGTACCGCCTCTGGGTAGTCCGAGTACGATTCCATCTCAATACGCAGGCCACCCTTTACACGCTTGTCGTTTTTCAAAACGCCCTTCATGGCTCCCAAGATGTACAACTCAACAAGGTGCTGGGCTTCTTGCTCCTCAATTTCGGCCATGCTCATCTCCACGTTCATCACGGGCTTGTGGGCGAAGTAGCCCTCAATGCTGAAGCCGTTGTACTTTCCTGCCTTTACGTCATCCCACACCTGATCATTGTCCACCTTGCGGGCTTGCATCCACGTACCTACGGGGTAGTTCATTCCGTACTTACGGGTCTTGTCATGCACCTCGTCCTCAATGATCCACTGCTCCACCGTGGTCACTCCGTTAACGGATGAGGAATGCTCGGTGGTTGTTTCCCCTTGGTACCCCTTTTTCAGAAACAACTCCGCTGCCTTGCGGATGGTCTGCTCCGTAAAGAACACGTAGTATTCTTCGCCCGTCTTTTTATCTACCCGATAGATGGGCTTGTTCGGGATCAGCACCGCACCCATGATGATGCGCTTCTCCTCGTTTTGTACAGCAAACTGCACCTCCTTTGAAAGGGCGATAAAGTCCTCCTCAATAGCGGGGCTTTCCACCACGCTGATGGCATTTACGCCCATCATTTTTTCGTCCTCCAGGACTAGCTCAAAGTATTTCATCCTCCTCCGAATGTTGCGCTATTGCGGATTCTCCGATCTAGCATGTTAGCGTTATTCATTTGTTGACCTACCACGTATGCCTGCATCGGCTGACCGAACATACCCGCAAGGGGGTTCTGCCCGATTCCCGTGAATGAGATATTCGGGGTGAATCCACCCCCTCCACTGCTAGCCGAAGATGCAGCACCCCCAACGGAAGGTGCCTCTGCCGTGGTCTTTCCTGGCTCAAATTTGCTCTTTGCGATTGTTGCTATCTGGGCTGCACCCGTTACCGCAGCGATACCCGCCTGCACGAATCCAGCAGGGCCAGGGGTCGTTGCAAGTTGATTCATAATGGCTGCGGCCGTGTTGGCTACCGCCTCACCCAAACGCAGGGCTTTGGTGATGGCAAATGTTTTCTTTGCATTCTTCTCATCCCCTTTTGAGAACGCCTCTGCCAGTTGCGCCAATGCACCAAACGCCTGACCTGCCAACTCCAACTTTTTGGCGTTGTTGGCCATGACCCGCTGCTCCTCCAACTTGTCGTACTTCTCGTTGACCCTGCGCTCCGCCTCACGCTGCGCTGCCGTGATCTCCGCTGCCTTCTCGGCAGTACCCTGACCTGATTCAATGAGTGAGCGCATAGCTGCCATGGAATCGGCCTTGATCTGCATCAAATCACGTTCACGATCCGATTGTGCTACACCTCGGATTTTGTTTACCTGGTTCGTGAACTCGGTAAGGGCTGCAACACGGGAGGCATTGGTCTTGTTGATTAGCTCAATCGTTTCCCGCTCTCCGTTCTTGATAAAGGCCTGATACTCCAGCTCTTTCTTCTCGGCCTCCTCACGCAATTTGATTGACGCCTCTAGGGCTGCCTTGTCCTCATTTTTTAAAGACGTTACCTCCGTCTGCAATCGCTTCTGCCTGCGTAGGGATTCCGTCTCCAATTCCAATACCTTGGCTGCTGCTTCGGCTCGTGCTTTTAGGTCTTCATCGTTGGACGTTTCGGTCTTGATCTTTTCATCCAGGTACTTGAGGTAGGCACGTGCGTTTGCCTGCTCCGCATTCGCTACCTGCGTTTCCAACTTGAACGCACGCTGAACGGCTGCGATACGTTCCTCCGTTGACTTGGTGGTATCATCAGCAATCATCCGTGCCTTGGCAATCTCCTTGTTGGATTTGGCACGCAAGACAATCAGGTCACGCTCCCGATCCTCTACCGCATCCAATGCCTCGGCAAGTTCCATTCCCTTACTTGCCGCTTCGGTCAATGACTTACCAAAATTTACCGCACCATCAACGGCTGCTCCGAGCTTCTCGGTCATGTTCTCCACGCCCAATCCAACCTTTGCAACTGCGTCCGTAGCAACGGCTCCAGCTTCTTTAAAGTTGCCCTTCAATGCCAATCCGATTGCCTTGGCTACGGCAGGAATGAACTCCAGCAACCCCTCCAATCGGTTGGTGATGTTGGTCTTGAGTGCAGTACCAAAATCTGCCAGGGCTTTCTTTGGGTTTTGGAATGCCTTGAACAACGCTTCTCCCAATGTGATGGCTACCTGCGTGATCTTATCTATCACGGCACCCAGCCCTCCCATGATCACCGCAAGTGCATCTGCACCTCGGCTGGTACGGGTAAAGTAAGCAGCAAGCGAAGCAACAACGACAACCAAAGCACCAATACCCGTGGAGATCACCGCACCCTTCAGGGATGTCATCGCACCAATAGCCGTCTTGGCTCCCGAGATCAATCCTTTCATGGCAGATACCCCGCCCTTGGTGAACTTGTCCAGGGCTTCGGTTCCTGCATCTACGGTATCGTTGAGGTTGTCCGTTTGCTTGTTGGTTTCCTTCAACGCCTTGTTGAGTTCATCAACCGCAAGGATCGCCTCCCCGTTTTCGACTTTTAGCTTTATAGTTTTCTCCGTTGCCATGCCCGTATGATTTGCGTCCATGCTTGACGCAGGTCGGTGATTAGATGATATTTTCCCTTTGCTATTTCAACCTCCTCGCCCATGCCGTAGTGATTGGCACGAAGCGCATCTACTATAAAACCGAGGTCGATCATATCTGTTGCACTTCCATCCTGACGTTCCATAAGCTTGAGTTATTTGTGTTTTTAAGCGATCTACACTCTACCCCCACCACTCGGTCGTTGACGATTAGCATCTCTGCTTTGAAGTTGTGGTCTGCTGGGATCTCTCGGATCTCGGTAACTACGTCCTCCGCTGCACCCCGCTCAACCATGTAGTAATGCGATGAGGCGTATGTGCCGTTGCCCGTTTCATTCACCACCGCAGTCAGCTCAAAGATACGGGTCTCTCCTTCCTTAAAAGCGAACGGGCTGCGGGCGTAGTCCACCTTGAAGGTTCCTGCCTCCTCACTCACGCCCTCCGTATCAAGATTGCATTCCAAAAAGAAAACCTCATTCGGCTGCGTGGCCGTTGGTCTGTCCTCCTCCAATGAAAGCAATGCCGTGGTGCGGATGCCTTCCAGGTCGTTGAGTAGTGAT